ATACCGCCATCTTCATCTAGTGTGGAGAATCTTATCTTTTCGTCTTCCTCTAATCCTGGAAAACTATTCAGAAGAGATACGAGTGCATCCGTTACCGCTTCATAACCGTCCACATCGTATTTCACTGGTTTCTTACTTTCCTCCGGCACGTTTCTTCACTCCTTTCACCCAAGATTTCACATTCTGTTCCTTAGCAGCATCAAACCAATGGTCTGTAGCACTAGGATGTGCTATCGTATCAAACACAAGGTCTCTGTCTGTGACTACCTTCTTTGCTCCGGCTCTTGCCCACGGTGAACCTGTAACAGGATCTACCATGACTTTTCCTTCGTAGAGAAATCGTCCGTAAGGTGGAGCACCGGCAATCACTTGACCGCTTCCTTGCATGGATCTGCTCATAATCGCAGACACGTTTCTCATGTTACCGTCACGAAACGGCATATACTTTTCCATATCCGCAAACACTTGACCGTCTATCCAGTACTGTGCTTCCTGGAATTGCTTTTCAAATCTGTTCAAGCTGACATTTACTTTGATGTCACCTTTTACGATTGAGAAGCTAGAAAAATGAAATGTCTTGCTTGCCATATTACTTTCCTCCAATCTCAAAATGAGGAATCAGTGTGTAAGAACCTACGCTTGTGATCAGAAAGACATTATCCATCTTCTTGTTCAGATAATCGTAGAATCCTTTGTTGGTACGTGACGTATAGTCTTCATCGGCAATTACCGTTTCCGGATATTCGCCTTCCAAGAAGATGTCCCCTGTCGAGAATGTGATGGAACTCTCTTTGTTTTCCGCAGTTTTCCACACTTTCGGAGTGAGATAGGAAAGATTGCACACCACCCTTTCTCCCTCACGTACCTTAAACGGCACATGAAGATTAGCTGTATCAGCCGTATCCAAACCAGTTTTGGCAATGTTGGCTGCCTTATCCGTAATAAGTGTGACTCCAGATATAACATGAGGATACCAATATATGGCATCACTCTTGTCTGTGTATTTGTTGAATACAGTCACAGTCTTGTCATACATCGGTATCCCCTCCTAATAGAATTCTTTTCCACATTCTTTGCACTTCCACACATGATGAGTCTTGTACTCATGGTCTCCAATCTCATCAAGAAATGTACTTGAATATGTCAATTTTTCATGTCGGCACATTAACCGCTTAAGCCATTTTCTAAACACCAGCATAGAGCAGGCACACTCCTTTCTTATCTACAACTCCTTGCAAATACTCAGAAGCTACCTGTCGAATCAGAATAGCTTCCACTTTCTTATCAATTGACGCTCGTGCATAGATGCTGTCGGATGCTCCGCTAGTCCCAGTTGCAAAGCTGATACTTTCAGCACCTGACGTAATGGACGATACTTGCTTCTTACTCACTGTACCGTCAGCGTGTTTAATCACACCCACAGTATCTAGTGATGCTTTTCTGATTGAGTCGATCTGACACAGGACTTCAGCAACCGCACAGACAGCTTTCTGAACCTTTGCATTAGCTTTCTCGTCTTCCGGAAGACCATCGACTAATCTGTCAAAAGTGATGCTGTCCACACGCTCGCTTGCTCGCTCTGCATACTTAGGAAACTCTTCCTCTGTCACGGCATCTCCAAAATATTTAGTTGTATAGAACTGATAATCTGTGTATGCCATGTCTGATCTCCTTACTCTTCTTTGCTTGCTGCCTTTTTCGGCTTTCGCTGTGGCTTGTCATTTACTTCTTCATACTTCTGCGGATTGCTTTTCATACTGGCAATACTCTCAGCATTACCAGTAGAAAGGTACAATCCTGTTTCTTTATCCAGGAACTTCATTCTTATCAACCACCAATTTTCTTATTTTTGAAAATGAGGTCCGGTGTTACAGACTTAGTTCCGAAGTGGTAGAACAGTTCGATTCCGTAAGCGTTTGACAGCGGAATTTTCTCAGCGTTGTATGGATCTGCCATTACTGGCTGTGCTACCGCACCGTCAACCATAACAAGTGCTTTTACATCCTGTGGAAGATGTACGCATGAGTATGTCTTAACACCGTGGAAAGCGTAGAACTCTTCGTCTGCTGCACCTAGACCAGGTACTGTAACCTTATCAAGGTATGTTCTGATTTTTCCGTAGTAGTCCGGATCAAGAACCATGTGCATCATTGCTCTCGGTACTCCGTCCACGTACTCATTCTTTGTTGTCTCGCACTGCTGAATCATTTTCTCTGCAATCTCTTCAATTGCTGTGATTCCTGTCAGATCTACTTCTGTAGCATCTGTACCAGCTACTTCAAAGAACTTTGTATCAAGCTCTGCTGCCATTCTAAGAGCATGGTTTGCTGTTCTCTTAGCAATAAGTCCTTCAACTCCAAGAAGAGATACATCTTTCTGCTCTACTTCTTCTACGATCTCTTTGTCCTGATCAATCGGAATTGTTACCGATTTACCTTTAACACCATCACCTTTGGCTGCTGTTCTAGCTGTTCCGTAGTTCTTTGGTACAGCATTTGCAAATCTCTTTGCTTCTACTGTTCCGGCATGTGGATCACCGGAAAGTTCTGTGTTTTTCATCTTTCCGGAAATTGTAAGTTTCTGTACGTTCTCGATAACTTTTCCGTATTCCTCAGCAAGGAACATTTTTCCAGAAGGGTCGAGAAGCATGTTTAATGACGTAATTCTTGTATCTGCCATGTTCGTATCTCCTTTAACTTTTTAAGGTCAACGATTATCTCTGATTGATAACCGTACTATTGCATGACTACCATACTGTCGGTGGTGTGTACACTGGAGTCTTACTGTCTCCTCCACCTTTGTTTGTAGGTGTTGTGAAGGTCGGCACTTTCAGAGCATCTGTCGGTGCAAATGCATCTTTCTGTGACTCTCTCAGCTCGTTCATGTAATCATCGAGTCCGAGGATTTTCTCACCTTCACGTTTCAGCCCTTTCTCTTTGATCATGCTGATAATTCCTGTTCGTGCAAAGTCAGAAGTGAACTTTTCACCTGCCAGTGCTTTAACCAGAGCATCATTGAAGTCTCTCTCTTCAATCTTTGCTGCATAATCTTTTTCGCTTTCTGCAAGCTTTGTTTTCCACTCATTTTCAGCTGATTCAGCTTTGACTTTCCACTCATCACGCTCTTTTGTGATAGCGTCAAAATCTTTTCCTTCAAAGCCTTCAAGAGTAGACTTGGCTGTGTCATACTGTGTTTGAATGTTGTCTCTTTCCTGTGTGACTGTATCAAGCTTTCTTCCCTGTTTCTCGTAGTCGGCAAGAGTCTTGTAATTCTCATTCACACTGGTTTCGATTGTTTTCTTCTGCTCATCTGTAATCTCAAGACCAGCATCGGAAAGAATCTGAATAATGTTTTTCATGTTTCATATCCTCCTCAACGTATTTTATTAACCGTTTCGTCCACGGTAGGGATTCAGACAGATAAACCTCTGTCAGGGTAATCGTGGTTGAGGGAGTCGAACCCTCATAGCCATTACCACGCAAGAACAGATGCTATAGAAAGGCAGATTCACATCTGTCCCCAGCTCCATTAGGAGCAAAGCCTACCGAGATGTGCGATACCTCTTAACAGGATTCCCCTAGTAGGCTATTTTCTAAAAAAGGAGGTGCAAAAATATGATATAATCTTCACCCAATATCCATTATGAATGTTTTTGATTACTTCGTTGTACCCATCTTTAACTCTTTTTCGCACTTTCGTATCTTCTCGCAGCAGCTGCACTCTTCATAGCTTGCTTTCTGTCCCACTGTGCGACTTTCAATCGTTCTGCATACTCTCTTAGGTCATTCTCTTCGCAAAATGCACTGTACCGCTTATTCTGAAGTTTCAATGTGTGAGCCTTGCGGTCTAGCATATTCTGCAATTCAAACCTTGCCTTATCATCCTTACAGTTATCAACAGCTGTCTGCAAGTTCTGTATCTTCCGCTTGGTGTCACGGATCCTACGCTCCTGTGCTCTCTGTTTCTTCTGCAATTCCTCAACCTTATGGTTGTCAGCAAAGTTAATCTTCTTGTCATCATAAGGATTGTTCACTCCGTCACCACTTCCGAAAGAGTGCCGGCAGTTCCATCCGCAGAGTCCTTCACCAGTTCCGAATCCCGTGGTCTTAACGAAGTCCGGGAATCTCTTATCCTTTCCACTTCGTGAGTAGAATCGTCCTTGCCACCACAAGTGATTGCCAGGATTCATTCCACCGTTGCCGGTACGTGCTCCTAAGTGAGCAGACACAAGAACGGTATCCCAGTTCATTTCTTCCATTCTCTTCATAGAGATGTCGGCAGCAGCTTGTCCCACTCCTGTCCTCACGATCATCATCGTTGCTGACTCAATGCTCATTCTGTACCCAGTAGGATAGTTCACTTTGAGTCCTACTTCTGTGATATTGTTAATTACATCTCTGACCGCTTGTGTGTACGATACAGCACCAGTAGATACAAGATGATAGGCATTGTCCATCTGATTAATGAAAGTCCTCTGTGCATCCAGTGCTGTGGTCCGTGTGAAGTTGTTCCATTCTCCAGCAGTAGCAAGGTAATCTCTCTCAAGGATCCTGAGCATGGTTGGAGATTGCATCAGTGCTGTTGGAGTGAGTCCAGCTGCAATATACACAGCATCATCCCATTTTAACGAAGTGATACCAGCATCAATGAAAGCATCCTTGATTTCTTTCTGCTGTAACTTTGTCTTGTCCGCTATTTCCTTCTGGATATCCTCTAACAGTTCACCCGACTCTTGAATCACTTGTATCTGCCATCGGTCTGTCTGTGTCAGCAGATAGTCCTCACCTCTGCCGAGTCTCTTCATGATTCTCTCAATGATCATGTCCATAATAGTGCGATGAAGGGACGAAGATATCTCCTCCGCCCCTTCTGTTATTCCTTGTAAATATTTAGGTGTTAGCATTATTCCTCACCATCTTTATCATCCTTTGTAATGATTGCAAAAAGCAAAACTGTTACGCAAATGATAAGAATATTCATAGTTGATACCGCCATATTGTCACCGCCTTGTTTATTCCTCCGTATGACAGGTGTTTGTAATCTTTCCGTACACATCTTCATATAATTCCTATTTTTCGTTCTTTCCAAGAACATTTCGTTCAATGCGATCTTCTACTCTACGATTCATCCACATGAGAGCTTCCTCGATATGAGTAAGTGCACAAGCATTTTCTCTTGACGAAAACGGTCCTGCCTGAAAAGCTTTTAAGCGATCACGGACAATTTCCAGTAAATCTGTGTCGATTACACCGTGAAGCGAATCTTTTTCTTTTCGTGGTCCGCACTGCATCTGTAATGTAAGAAGCAGATTCTCCGGTTCCGCTCTTAACGATGTATCATCATCTTCAAGCGTTGCTGTTCCAGCCTTGTACACACAATATAAGTGGTTAGCACCACCTGGGCCGATTTCATCTACAGCAAATACATCATTTAATTTTTCTCTTTTCTGAATTGTTGATAATTTCTTCATTTCTAATCCTCCTACTCTGCAAACACCCAATCTTCAGCAAGCATATCTGCCTGACTTGCGAGCCATCCCATCTGCACCCCTGATGTTCCGACAAATGCAATAGCCATGTTTCCGATAGCATCATGTTCACAGTTTACAATTTCTCCATCTGCTGTCTTATAAGAAATACCAGTAGCAAGCTGAATGTACTGCTTCTTACCATTCCAACCTTTACGTGCCACTTTACGTCCTTTTCTCAGATATGTGATAGCGTCACCAAATGAAAATACTGCTTTGTCACAGACTATCGGACAATTTTCTTCGTTTGCAATCATCCAGTCCTCTCTTAGCATATCATCAAAAACTCTCCCGACTCTCTCGTCTTTAATATCAGTTTCATTTTTTTCGCCTCCAGCGATCAACGGCTCACTATGCGTCATAACATTCTCTTTTTCCTCCTCCCAGTACCAATAATAAGATAACCAACCAGGGAGTCTCACCTTTGCTCCACGTTTCATTGCTTTTAATGCTTCTTTAAATGTCATCGTTCATTTCTCCTTTCTTTCTGCTTCTATAATGCACCTACACTCTTAAATGCTTCCTCTATCTTTGGATACTGGATAGCAAACCAGTCCACTATTGTTTCCTCGTGTACAAACTGTTTGTAATGTTCAAAGTTCGGTCCTAATCCGCTTTCGTAAAGAAAAGCATGTATGATTTCGTGACGCAACTGCTTCTTCATCAAACAGTCGAAATCACCTAACTCGCTCACGTTATCAGTTCTCAATTTGATGATTTTAGATGTATAGTCGCAGAATCCGTCATATTCTGCATCTTTCATCTCTTCACGGATAATTTTATATTCAGTTCCTAATACGTTTACTTTTTCCATTGCTACTCCTCTCTTAAAAACGAAATAGGAGGGCTCGAACCTCCATCTCCAACTCTCGCGCTGGTGCTTTACCAATTAAGCTACATTTCGTGAGCAGGTGGACAGTAATAAAACCACCTCTGCTACGGTTCTTTGACAGTACGAAGAAGATAATAGTAAACATTGTAATAGCACTGTGACTATCGTGCAAAATGTGAATATTAAATCTTTGACGGAACTCCGCAGCTAAAATCCGTCTGTTACATTTTTTCAAACACAATTAGGTCTTCACCTTATTCAATCATGGTAAAAGTCATATTCTGCCACTGTGATGATAGGTCTGAGCTTTCGAGAGCGACTCTTGGCTTCCTACCACTGTCAAAGCACACATGGGATTGATGCCCACAAATTTCACGGTTCTTTCAGAGAATTTAATGTTTTTCTTATCGCCTTTAAAACATTTTGTTTGAATTAAGAACTTGCCATACCGCTACTTTAACGAATTTCTTGTGTTATACTCCGATTTCTCAGATTCAAGGCAAATCAGCTTATTGAGAATTTCCAGTTAGTCCGTAGTCTCTCACACCACTCACATCACTGGATTATTTCTGCACCGCAGACGTCTATTAATCACTGACCACAAGGATTCTGCATTTAACTTCTCTATGATGATACACCGCAAGGCATTGTTGATGGTTTCCATCTCCACCACCAAAATCACTCCCAGTGGAAAGAATCAGCTTATCCAATATCTCGAACAAGCCTATCTCGTCACCATTGCATCTCGGCATGACTGAAAAATCACTCTTCACCGAGGTAATCATATTTGAAAATTGCCGTATAAGGAGTCGAACCTTAATCTTTCACTTGGGTAGGGGTAGAATGAACGCTTTACCATTAAGCTATACGGCTTCCAACTACATTGTAGTAAGGAAAAATTTGTTATGAAAAAGATTTTTTCTCCGAGTTTCGGAGAGAGCTACCGTTCGGATTCGAACCGAAACCCTGTTGATTAAAAGTCAACCGCTCTACCATTTGAGCTATGATAGCTTAAGCATCGAGCGTGAACCAAGAAAAACCGCTCGATGCATTATTTTAGGTGTTCCCGGGGAGATGACAAGAAACCGGGAATAGGCTTGCCCCGGTTATGCTCCGAGTCTATGTCCTACTAAGGAACAAGCCTTAACCGCCATCTGACGGTTAGTAGCAATATTTATAGTGCTGTACATTGCACTGTGGGGAGTGTAAGGCAAAGGGAATTGCCTTGATATTATAGTATCAGAGTACAAGAAAAACCTTGTACCCATAATTTACTCATCTTGGAATTTATCAAAGAGAGTTTCGCCTTTGTCACTGGCTTCTTCAATCATTGCTTTCGCTTCTGGCTCTGTCATCCCTTCAAACTTCACGAAGTACATCCATGCCGGTACTTTTCCCTGTACTACATAATTCCACCAACGAGCACGATCATCTTCAAGGTTGTACACAAGGTCTTCAAACTCACAAGCTGTCTGATATCCGGAAGCTGGAATTGTTCCATTAGCTGTTCCTGTAGCGTAGAGAATGTATAAGATTCTGTGGATAACTCCATCATGGTTCTTTCCATCAAGGATTGTTCTGAATGCTTCAATTGTATGTAGCGTTCTTCTATCATCCGATTCAACCTGTGTTGCTGTCTGAATTCCTCTTGACTCATCAAACGAGAAGTATCCATTAGAGAATCCACACTTGTATCCGATGATGGATAGATAGAAGTTGATGGCAGAAGTTCTTTCGGCTACCAACATAGTCGGTACATGTTCTTGAATCGTACCGTCTGCATCCACTCCCATTTCAAGTCCTTGCACGAATCGAGGGAGCTTGATTCCATTCTGATTAGCATATTGGATTACTGTCTGTGATACAAAAGTAACGTGCTGGCTGTCTTCCTGTTCGTCCCCCATCTTATTGAGTGCGATATCGAGCCATCTCAACTCTTCAATGCATTCAGCAAATACCGGTACAGTAAGAGGAGACTCCTTGTCGATTGCATTCGCATAAGGATTTCGCCAGTACACAAATAATGGATACTCCAACCCTCTTACTTCTACTTCCGGGAGAATATCTTTCCACTCATCTACTTTCTCTAGGGAAATTTCAGATCCGATACGGTTCTTATCCTCGCTCTTGAATGCTTTTGATGAAATCTTATAGACTCTTTCACCATTCACATCCTCAAATCTGTGATATTCTGCTTTTGTGTAGTACCTGTTTCCCTTTTTGATGTACGAGAAGAACACTGCTGCAAGTACATCACCGTTGGTGTTGGTGTCTGTGATGATGAAGTAGTCCGGATCTAGGAACTCAATTCCTTGTCCGTCCGTCTTGATCATCATTCCGCAAGTAGCACAGCTCTCTTCCTGTTTCTCCTGTAACACGTTCAACACTTCATCAAATTTCTTCTTGAGCGCATCGTTACCATCAATCTCAACATTGACATTGAACAGTGTAAGATTGGCAATCTCCCGGCAAATGACATTAGAGAACCTTGTCGGTTTGATTGTTCCGTCCATGCACCATGTCGGCAGTCCTGATCTCATGCCCTTATACAAATCTAAGGCAGTCTGCATATCAGAAGAGCGACTTACCTCAATTCCAAATATATCTCTTACTTCGTTTACTCCAAACATTCTATTAAATACCGCCTTAATCTTTTGCATTAGTCCCATTAGTATTTCCACCTCAACCGCCTACGCAAGAATGTGTAGACATAATATCTTGTATCGTCCATCGCATGGTCATTCTCTTTGATAACCGTATCATTGTTCTTTTCCTCATCCCAACAGTACAGGCCAAACTCATTGATACAGCTTGTACAATCCTTATATATCTTTAGGAGTCCTTTATTCAGCATCGTTGTAACTACTCGGATTCCGTCCAGTACATCATTGTCGGCTTTCTTCACGGTGTATTCTCCGTACTTCTTGATTACCTCAATGAACGATGCAGCAGATGGATCTATGATGATATAGGATACCTTTCTGTCTCCGATCAGTTCTTTCAACATCTTGTAATAGGCTTCATCATCTACACGCTTGCCGGCTTCTCTACTGTTGTAGTACAGTTCTGCTTCACGCTGCGAGTTCTTTCCATCGAATGCCCACAGACCGGCTGAAAAAGGATTGACTGTACCGTAGTCGATTGACACGATATATTCCAGTGCGCCACTCATGTGTTCATCAGTGACATGCTTTTCTTCATCGAACATGGAATAGACAAGTCCTTCAGCCACACACCACAGTCCTAAGATATACCGCTTAAAGAAGACACCTACATACATGCTCCGGTATCTTTCCTTAATCTGCTCAGACAGTGAAAGATTATCGTCCATAGTGAAATGCAGATAGATGATGCGTTTCTCATCACGCTTATCAATCCAATTAACCTTGAACCAATGTCTTGGACTGTTCGGATTGCAGTTAAACCAAAACTTCGAACCGGTAACAGAACATCGTCCTGTAGCCTGGTTGACAAATGACTCTGGCATCAGTGCAACCTCATCGAAGAACATACCAGCAAGAGTGATACCTTGAATCAGATCCTGTGACCTTTCATCCTTACCACCGAAGATGTAGAAGAAGTTCTGTGTATCTCCCTTGCTGACCACAATCAGATTGTCTGATCTATGGTCCACAACTTGATACCCTCGGCTTTTCAGCATCAATTTCAACCAAAACAATACGTTTCTTCGGAATGATCCGATTGTCTTTCCAGCCATACCGAAGTTCTGTTGATTGAAACTTTCCATTGCCCACAGCACGTAGGACAGTGACATACACAGTGTCTTACCACTTCGGATTGCTCCGTCTGCTATGATTCCATCTTTGTCCTTTACCGGACTGCTAGGACACCACCATGTCAGCACCTGTTTCTGCTTTCTTGAGAAAGGCTTGAACTCAAATCCTTGTTTCTTAGCTTTCTCTTTCATAGCAGCAGCACGTTTCATGATTCCTTGTCGGACAGAAGCTAATCTTTCCTCAAAGTTATTCATCATCTGTCCACACCTCACTCGCTGTGGAATTCAGTGCATCCATGAAGTTGTCTTTTGCATCTTCATCAGATCCATTGTCTTTGAACTGTGCTTCCAGTTTTGCAAGCTCAAGGTTCATCTTCCTATCGTCAACGTTACGTTTCAGAAGTTCCTGTGCTGCTTTGGTTCGTTCAGACAATGATGCATCTAGGTCGAACTGATCTTTGATTTTCCCTCGCATAACATCAGTTAGATACTTCATGATTTCCTCAATATCTGCTATGTCTTTACTTGCGATTTGCTCCTGTCTAGCGTTGATATAGTCCAAAATATGAGGAACTTTGAGGTTATCAGCTCCAGTTCTATATGCTGTCTTTTCACTGTATCCTGCATTCTTCGCTGCCTGTGTTGCGTTTCCTAGCTTTAGGTACTCATCACAGAACTTTTTCTGCTTAGGTGTTAGCTTATCCTTAGGCACATTTAACCACCACCCTTTTCTTTACTGTCTCTTTTCTCCCTGTGTTCCATTTGACACTCAATCATCTGTAGTACATTCGTCCTCTCTGTATGTATCCCATGTCCTTGACGGAATAGTTCACACTGCAAGATGTTTCCACAGTGCGTGCATTCATCTGTTATTTCTCTGTTGGCAATCCTCATGGCTTCACCTCGTCCCATATATCTTTCAGACAATTCACTATTTCAAGCTGTGATGTTGTTCTGATCAGTTCTAAATCTTTCTCTTTCCACTCTCCATGCCTGTCTCTTCCTAGTGCCGGAGTAGATAATATATAGATGTTGATGAGTCTGTTCTGTTCAGCTGAATAGAATTGTCTCTGACTGTACTTTATGATCAAGCCTGTCTGCAAGATTGCTCTCTGTAGCTTCTTGGATATTCCATTGAGATTCACCTTTCTGCCTCCAAAATAAAAAAAGATTCCACACATGATACAATGTCTCTTATATCATTGTACCTATGTAAAATCTTTTTTTTGTACCCATATTTAATTATTTCTCTGTTTTCTTGGAATTAACTCTCTGTAGCTTTTGTAATTACTACTCTATTTTCATCGATTGTCAATGTAACCGATCTATCGTCCGGTGTGACTCCAAGTGCCTTGATCGCATCCATCGGAAGTGAGATTCTGCAAGTGTATGCGTTCTTGCTTGCGTTTCCACCAGCTTTTGCGAACATGACGTTTCTTTCAACTTCTTTCATTGTATCATTCACTCCTATCAGCCTCTTGTCTCTTCGTATGTTCCATCATCATAGAAGAAGATTTGGCAGTGCAGAAGTTGTTCCCAATCCTCGCCAGTAGAATTTCCAAAAGGGTCTTCGCTCTTTCTTAACACTGTTGTTTCTAACCGCACTTCTCCGACTCCATTTTTGCGATCATCTGCTACTACTTCCCATCCAAGTTCTTTTAATTTGTTTAATCTTTCGATTCCTGTGTTTGCCTTCATAATTCATACCTCCTCGTCCTTTTTTATTTTTGTTCTATATTCATTTCTTTCTTCTATCAGTTTTTCGATATTTGCGTTAATTCCACGTTTTATTTCCGCTCTGTACTCAATTATTTTCGTATTTTTCTTTCGGCAATAATCGGAACATGTGTTTGTTGCTGTATTAGAAGAAAAAACACGTCCGCAATATACGCAGATTTTCTTTTTCTCTTTTCTTCGTTCTGCTTTTTTTATGTCTTGTCCAGATGCCTGGCCATATCCTTTTTTGTGTTCTCGTTGCCATGCAAGTACCGCTTCTCTTTGGCACTCGTCCGAACAATATTTTTGCCTTCCGGAATTAACAACATATTCAGCTCCACACAATTTGCACTTGTCGATACTTCCGATTGGTCTAGTTGCGCCTCCTCTTTTTCTTGCTCTTTCGTTTGCTTCTCTTTGCCTTATTCTGCGACAGTTCGGACAATAGGATGCACGTGGACCTCCCAAAAATTCAGCTCCGCACGATTTACACGTTCTTGTACGCATAACATTACTTTTTATAACTTTCGCACACTCATCGCAATATGTTTTGTCCGTTCCTCCGTAAAAAAGCTTTCCGCATTTTATACAAGCTCTTTTTGTCCTTTTCATTTTTTCTCCTTTATTACAATACTGCAATCACTTCTGCTTCTTTGATAATGATTTCGTCAACGTCATTTCCATATTCCATTGCATTACCGCCGATTAAGTATATTTTGTCCCCGTAAGATTTTATAGCTTCAAGCATTTCTTTGATGTTGCTCTCAGATATTTCAAGTGCACATGTTCCATCAAGTTCTCCAGCGTCATAGAATCCAGCGTAAACACCGTCTGTGATGTATGGATATAACAACTCTGTGCAGGCAAAGTCTGCGTACTGAGGATCCTGGAAAAGCTGGTGTGAGTTATCCATTACTTCACCAATCTGATAATCTCTGCTGTCTGCTCTGATTCCAATGTAATCATATTCTGCTTTCTCAATGATATTTCTGATTTCTTCGATTGTCATTTTCCATACCTCCTTGAATTTGCTTCTCTTCTTTAACTGTCTTTATTATAGCGTATTGGACACCAATAGTCAACCCCTTTTATGAATTTTTCAATAAAAAAGACTACGCTTTTACACGTAGCCTTTCTAGTCTTACCGTATCTGTAACATCAGTTCTTTCTTGCTCATTTTGATCAAAATGAGCTCGTTCAACGCCTTGCGGTGAACATATATTATATATATCCTTACCTAACCTAACCTGGGTAGGACAAATGCCTACCGTCTGTCCGTCATTTGGCAGACAAGTGGTAGACATTTGCTTGCCAAACCTAGATTATCGGTCTTCCCAGTAATGTCATTAATCTGTTGTACTCTTCAATCACCTTTCGTCTGTATCCCTGGAAATCCTTTCTCTGCATCGGAATGTATTCCCTTTTGCAGATATTATCGTATCCAAGTCCTGTTGTCAGATTGATGAAGAGGAAATTTGCTATCTCCGGCTTTACGTTCTGACAGCTTTGAAGAAGAAGGACTTGCTCATATCCAGTGGCTTTCCGGCAGTAGTCAATTATCTTCTTCCCTTGCTCATGAGTGATGCCGTAATCACTCAGATATGTTTCTCTTACGCTCAATGGTATCCACCTCCCACGCATGCTTTTATATCTACTCCAATCCTTGTCAGTCATTCGTTCGGATTTTCTTGTAAATACTCACCTTGTGTCCTTATCAGCTTCCTTGCCTGATATGCCGGACGGTTAAACTCTTCGCTTGCTTTCTTGTCTACCGGTCTTTCTGCCATGCCCCCATAATGCTGTTGCAGATTTGCTTTGATTTCTGCCGGGCATCTTCTTGTTTCTGTACTTCTTTTCACTGTTCATCACTCCAATCCAATCTCTGCCCGCAACCGCTACAATATTTTCCATAAGGCTTGTCTATTCCTCTAACTGTTTCACCACAAACCGGACAATCCGCTCTATTTGTTTCTTTATACGTTACAGGCTTTTTCGGAATCTGTTTCCTCATAGCAGCTATTGCTATCTTCTTTGCTTCAATGTTCTCTTCACTGTTGGACGTATCCAGCCCTTCAATGATTCTGATTGCATCTTCCATCTATACATCACCCTCCGCTCTATGTAATGATCTGTCGGTATTAAACCCTTCCGGATACCTTGCTTTCATCATTCTCTTCCTTCCCATTCTTCGCAACTATCACTGTATCCTATCCAGTCTGCATAATATTCACTCTGGTCATTAATGCACACCCAACCATCACCTATATCATCATAACGATTGTACTTGCACGTTCCACAACATTTATCATCTAACATTCTTATCCTCCTATACCCAAGCCCAAAGAAACGCAACCGCAATCACAATTGCATGAAAGCATTTCCATAATACCCACGCAAGTTCACTTTTTTCGTTCCGGCGATTATTAATCAGCCACATCCATATTTCACTATAACCGATTATCCCAACCACAATGCTTGCGATTCTCAAGCCTAGCTTAATCTGTTCCATGCACATTCTCCTCTTCTAACAGTTCAGGATTGTCAAATATGTTGCCGACAACACGAACATCGCTCAAATATGCCCAGAATGCTAAATCGTGTCTGAGAAATTCCGAACCTTTCGTATTCCACTTAATTATAAATGCACCTTCTTCATACTTAATCACTCCGTAATAGTGTCCGCATTGCACAATATCGTTTTCCCAAAATTCCTCGCCTAATTCATTTGTTAATTCTGTATACTGGCAAATCGTATCTTCGTCAATCAGAAATTCACCCTCGAGACTTTTATCGTAAATATAATCCTTATCACTAAGATAGCCATGCACCCATGTTCCATTAAGATGCTCATTACCTGGAATTGCATGAATATGTTTCGCTCTGAAAAGTATTTCTCTATTCATAACTGTCAACCACCTTCAACTTTTTCAGATCCTCGATAAGCCACGGTTCGGAGTCTGACCATTTGACCATTGGGAAGTCAACAGCAAAAGCGAAATCTAACCAAGAACAACGTCCACTGGACAAATACCAATACTTTTCTTCCTTAATTGGCTTTGAATTATATACACACAGTTTACCGTTTTCATCTCTTGCAATGTATTTACACGTTTCTCTGATATACTCCAAAAACGCTCTATCTTTTTTGGAAATCACTGGCTTTTCGATGTACTCTGATTCTGCCCATTCTCTTCTTGCCTTGTCACAGTCTTCCATCTCCAAAAACAAACAAGCTGTACATGGAGCGTCACAGCAATCCGCAACTTCATTCGTACTTTTATCAACCATAAAATCGTGTCCTTTGCAAGCAATCTCCACAATCTCTTTTGCATGCTTCTCTTTGTTTTTCATCTCTTCCACCTACCAAAGTTTATCTATTGCTTCATGACTCAAATTCTTGATTCTCTTTTTCTTTCCGCATTTACGACATTTCAATAATGCATCTCTACGGAATGTATTTACAAATTCGAAATCATATTCGTGTTTGCATAAACACTTGATTTTACAACCATTTTTTCTCCAACTCTTGATTTTCTCTTCAAGTCCAGTTAAAAAACATGCAACTACAAGAGCAACTGTTGCACTTCCAACTACCATCAAAATTTCTTTTATAACTTCAATCATTTCTTCCGCCTCGCTTAACAATTTTAATGGCTTCAATAAACGATTCATATCTTCCCTGACTCACTCCATCGTTGTATTGAGCATCTGCATCTCCATCTCCTAGTTCATCACACATATCAGGTTTGCGAAGCTCTACTTCTCGAAGATTTTCGAGTTCTTCAATGACTTTTTCCACATCAAACGCTGTCGGCTGGCTATCTACCAATTTGCAAAGTGCATTAGCTTTGCCCGGTGGATAATTGTTCAAGATTGTCGTTCCTACTATCTGTTTTTGAAATTCATCCGCATCAATTAGTCTCATCGATCTCGCTCCTCGTCAAGTGTTCCGTAATAGATCCAATATATCGAATCAAAACTTACAAATATATCATTTCCATCAAATCTAATATATTTAGGTTTCTCCCCAAAATGAACTTTCATCAATCTCACTCCAATCAAATTTACAACCGCATTCGCCACAATAGTTATTTCTGCTCTTCGCTTTTATCTTAATGAATTTATTTGCATTTCTTCGAAGATTTTCTCATAACCTATCTGTTGATCGAGTTCTTTCAGATGCTCAACACGGTTATTCCATATCTCAATAGCTTCCTCTTTGGAATTCGCTCCGTGTACCGCATAGCAATCTTCCTCGGACGTATCTATTGTTGTTCCATGTATTCCATCGTAGTGGCAGTATCTCGGACAGCCAGCCGACCATCCGAAATAAGATCCGTCTACTACATCTCTTGAAAGATATGCTTTCGTTCCACATCTAGGACATGGTTTTAATTTTTCCATCAATTACCCTCCTTATACGGTTTCGGTAACGGCATCCAGGCAACAATTGATTTTGTCGTATGTTCATAGATTCCTTGAAAGTTTCCATTTTCCCAATATCTCATTTCTGTTACTATTCCGCTGTAAAAACATACAATTACATCCGTGTTATCCTCCGGCAACCTCTCGCTGCATGGAATCCACTTCTGACTTTGCAGTGCAATAGCAATTTTCGCAAGTTCGATAGCATCAAGCCATTCTCCACATTTTTCTTTTTCCTCAAACTCAGCCAGCTTCTCCATAGCTTCTGACAGCTTATTCTTGTCCTTAATCACTGCTTTACCGCAGTGGTATGTAGTTAATCTCTCTTTCATTCCCTCACCTCTTCCAGCAAGCCATTCACAACCAATTCACACTCAATCTCTGTTGCTGTCCGCTTGTCACTGTATCTGCAATTTGCGTTCTTGTGGATTCGTGCATCTTTGATCGGCCATTCAGATTCCGTAAAATGCTTACTGTCCACAAACATCACTCTGTGTCCGTTCTTCACGCAGAGATAGTAACTCTCTGCGCTTTTTGGAAGTCCTCGGCAAGGCTTGAATCCGAATCTCGCAAACTCACTTGCTTTTACCTTTGGTCTTAATCTCACGATATCTCACTCCTTTTTCATACTTTGTACATTCCGACGGATCACAACCACGTTCATGGTCAGTGATTAAAATATAGTCGCAGCTTTTTCTTGCGTCAGATGCTCTGTATTTACATGTCATGCAAAGATGTCTGTTTCCGTTGAAGCTATGTGCTTCTCTTTCTTTCCTTCTAATTTGACCGGCGTATATGCTGATAGTGCTATAGGAAATTCCAGTCTCTTCCGAAATCTGCTTATATGTCTTTCCCTTTTTCATCATCTTTTTGATGATCGCTTTCTTTTCGCTTGGCTCTTTCATTTCTTCCTTGCTCTCTAAATCTCATCATCTGCTGGAAACCGGAATAGATATTTGTCTGCAAGTTGATTTCTAACTTCTCCGGTAAAAGTTATTGATACGCCTTCTAAATTATCAGCTGCTTTCTGAATCAAATGCTTATTGATTTCACATTGTGCATACTGTTCTCTGCACATCTCCATAGCCTTCATTGCTTTTTCTTCGGTGGAATATTTGCCTAAAATATAAACTCTATCTCCTTTGCCGAGGTCATTCCCTGGAAACGTTCCAACGATTGTTGCCATATTTCCTGAATACGGGGAAATTGCAATTAATTCATAAGGCGCATCCAGTAATCCGTTCTGACTAATGATTCTCATAACTAACTCCACCTTTCGTATCCCATGCACAAATGTCGCAATCCTCAGGACATACATTTGCCTTTATTGCTCTTTTGCACATCTCCATTTTCAATTTCCTATCATCCTCAATATCCTTGATGAATCCGAGTTTCCTCAGGATTTTATGAATCAGTGATTCTTTTCGCATCTTTTCTTTCCTTTTCAACCAACAGTTATGACCGCCGGATTTACAACGCCGTCACCGTCATATTCATATTCCTTGTTGTGCCATTTTCTTAGGTATTCTCCGTATTCCCAGCATTGAGAAAGAATACTGACAGCTACTCCGTACATAAATCCTGTGATTCCCTCTTCATCCGCTTCATAGCTCAGCTGCTTTGCATTATCAACAATAACTTTCATTTCGTCTTCTTCTGATGCTTTTATCTTCTCTTCCATCATTCCAGCCCATCTTTCAGCATATGTAAAACACGCTCTACCGTATGGATCACTGTTTTTTTCATACCAGTCTTTATATTCCTGTTCTTTACCTTTTACAATTTTCATCTTCATTCTCCTTTACATAATCCGGGCACTCTACCGCATATTCGTAGCTGTCTATATCATCGCACTGAATATTGCATTGGTCTTTTATCTGACATTCTAGACAGCACGCATTCTGTCCATACAAGCAATAATTCTTGCATCCCATTTACTGTTCCTCTCCATATTTGAATTCGCACTTAATCTGTCTAGCTGAAACAATCATATTCACGAAATCATCTGCATGGTTAATTTCAATATTTACCGGAATTCCAAAATCATCAAACATCTTAATTTCATAATGCTCGTCCACTAACTCCAAAACATTGGCGAAATCATTGTCCTCGTCTGGAAATCCATCGAGAATATCTCTGATTTCATCTTCGATGTTTGACAGTAATGAAATCATCGGAACATTGACTGTTCTCTGCGGAATTACAAGTCTTCTAGTTGCCTCTCCGCAAGTCAGAAGTAGCTCATATTCGCACTCGTAATATCCTTCTGTCAGATAAGCATTTTCCGGGAATTCGTCCGTCACCGTCGGTTTGTTTTTACTGCTTTCTTGGATGTCATACGGCACATAGTAGTCAATTACATGCCCTTCTTCGAAAGTTTCCATATCGAAGACCTCATGCTCTTTTTCCAACAGTGTGACGTTCTCCCGGAATCTGTCAAATTCCGCTGTATTGCCTTTCTTAGCATCAACCTTGAAGAATGATTTGAATTCTCCGGTATCAACATTCTTTCTGCCGATTATACTCGCATAAATGTCCGGAATTGCTGTTCCTCTGCATTCAAGTTCAAGTTTATTTGGTAACACCAAACCTTTCGCTTCTAAATCTTCTCTTGCTATTCCTGTTAATTTCATAATTCGTTCCTTTCTCCTTAAAAAAGCGTAAAAAAATACCAACCACCGAATATTGATGGTTGGTAGGAAATTATGAAAAATATTGTTCTGCCTTTTCCATGTGTTCATTTATTTTTTCTAATGGATAATCAATCTCATAATAATGTGCTTTTGAGTATTCAAAGTATTTTTTTATGGCACTTTTAACCGACTTACCTTTTGACGGTGAAAACCACTTGTACCAACGATGCGCAAATTCTTTACTCGCAATCCGTACTGACTCGTCACAGTAAATTCCAAACGGAGGTGCCATTTTTTCTCCCTTGCTCGCTTGAATCATTGGTAAACCTAATAAAATATTATCTACATAATCTTGATCCTTTGTAAAAGATGCAGAGCATGAACGTGGTATATCTTTTCCGTGAATCACTGGTCCGTATGCAATCGCTCCCTTGATTAAAAATTTATGGTAATCTACGTTTTCATTTATAAGTACATCACTTAGTGAATAAAACAACTTGTTAATAAACTTCTTCATTGCATCTTCACTTTCAGAAACTATATAAGCTCCATCCATCATAGGATATACTGATATACTCGCCGTTTTTGCTTCAATAATTGCTGCATGCAATTTACAAATAAAAATCGAGCTGGTTCTCACCGAACTTCCCATGCAACTTTTTGTTCCCATGATATCTACCCATAGTACATATTCATTTTTCATATCCGGGAAATCTGCATCATTAAAATATATGTTTGCCATTGGCATTTCCTCCCTGTATATTTCTATACAGAAATTATACCATCCCAACCATCAATATTCAATTGTCAAGGTGCTTTCATGATTTTTCTCCACGTTTACAAATATCTAAAGCACAATGCATACATCTTTTGCTCCCAGTCGCACCGAGATAAAAGCTCGTCAAAATCCTTTTCCGGCATGAACTTTATCCCGTAATGCAATCTGGATATGAATTTATATAATTCTTCAAACATTGCTACTCCTTGTATTTCTTCAAAATCTCTGTAATTGCTTTCATGTGTCTAGCTACTTCCGGAAGATCTTCATCACTGATTTTCCCAATGCGATCTTTTCTTTTCGATTCAGTTAACTCAAATATTCCGTCCTGAATATCTCTAAATGTCTTAGCAAGAAAAGTTTCTCTCGCAGCTTCACTATCACACTCATAAAATACTTCTCTTTTGTCATGTTCTCCAAACTTATCCGTAAAGAATTTGGTTCGCTTTGGAGTGATTCTTGTAATTTGTGCCGGAAAAATCAGTTTATGCCGGAATGATAAACCCCATCCGTAGCTTACTTCTCTTGCAATCCCGACCCAATCTCCAACTTTCAATGTGTCTTTGTCTATCTCTTTTAATTCAATTCTCATTTTTTCTCACCTATGCAAATCTCAATTGTTCCTGTGTATCGTTAATTCATTTCGCTTTCAAGAAAGTCTTCAATGCTCATCTGTCCTTTAATGTGTCCTACACCAGACTTTTCCTCTTCCATCCTTTGCTTCTTATACTCGTTGTATTTCTTTCTGTACTCATAGCTTTTACCGAAAATGTTCCATGCTGCTTTAACGACATTCGGCTCATAAGGTCTTATTTTCTCCAAATCATCTACAGCTTTGTATGATATAGGGCAACCACAACATCCTGTTCTTGTCAGTCCGTATACCTCATAAGCATCGGAATACTTGATTCCGTAGTAGTTTTTGTACCATTCCTTATCCTTGTCTGATACATAGTAGAGCGGTCTTAAACGATACTGTCCGCTTGCAGTCTCGGTGAAGCACAATGCTGTGTTATCTTTTCTAGGAACTGATCTCATTCCACCCTCATCTCTTCGCTCTCCAGTTATTACCATGTCGTATGATTTCTGAACTTTATGGGCAATCTGCTTTTTGCAGTAGTCACAACATTTCGCACTTATCATAAAATCCGGTGGATATTCCTCAATAAAATCACGCATATACTTTGAAGAGTTGATTACCAGCTGAATGTTCGGTCTTGGTTCTCCTTTAGAATTGCAGCAACAAAGAAAGTTGATTAAACTCTCACACTTCGGATATCTTTCTTTCAGTTCTTTTCTCTTTGCCGATTTATCCTCTGCCTGGTCGTACTCTTGAGCAATAGACAGTGGAACTCCTTTTTTCTGCCAATCTGATAATCCACCAGACATAATCTTTGATACAAATGGAATTCCATATTTTCTCGTGGATTGCACGATATTGATTTTCGGTCTTACTTCTTCAATCTCAACACCATATTTCTCAGCAACATCTTTCACATGGTCTTTTGTTGCTTTCATTTCCAATCCAGTGTTGAAAAACACATATTTGATTGGTGGAAGTTCAAATATCCGTCTCGTCCTTTCAATCAGGTCAATCATAATGTCACTATCAGCACCGCCAGAGTAGGAACAAATAGCATTAGGATGTTCCCTCAATCTTTTTGCGATAATACTCTTAATTGCTTCAAATTTTGCCGGAGAATCAAAGTCTGCATAATCCGGTCTATCTGTGTATACTTTACTTACTCCTGTTTTCATCTTCTCGAAAGGAGCCGATATATCTTTGCCCGGCCGGAGCTCCGTCTCCTTTCTGTAAATTACATATTGTTTCTAAAAATTACGTCTATATATCCAGTTTGCAGTTCATTATGCCGGCATTACATCTTTTACCCATATAATCGCACCCTTTGGATGTTCGTACTTCCATTCTTCTTCCGTCAGTTTCACATTTCTCAGTACCCACGCATGAGGTCTTTTATACCTTTTCTTCAACTCTGAATAAGATATGTCAACACAGTGTTTTTCTCTTTCCTCAGACCAATCAGAACAGGATATTGGATATGTAGAGTCTATAATACATGTGCCTTTTACAAGGTTTGTCCCACTTTCCAGTAAATAGATCGGCTGTCCTATTTTCTTGGTATTACTACCTCTTATTTCAATAGTTTTCTTCCCACTAAGGATAAGATTTAACCATCTCTTTTTTACAATTAGTCCATCCATCATTTCACCTCATTTGCAAGCTGGAATCCCATTCTTGCCACATTCTTCAAGTTGTCCTTAATCAATGCTTTGTTTGGACTTCTGTGTGTATCAAGAAACTTCCACAGCTCTTGCCTTTCAGTCGGTTCATTTGCAATGTAATCAGCCGTGTACTCATACTCAGCTTTTGCGACTTTCAAGCACTGAATCATGTAATCTATCTTTTTTCCTGTGTTCATGACTACTCCTTTACCCGGCAGATACCACATATTGTAGATATGTATTTGCCCTCGTGGTTTTCACAATATTCTTTCAGCACTCTTGCTTGCGCTTGATCCCACGATTCACCGGATGGAACCTCTTCTTCATGTACGCATTTTCCATTACAGTCATTTCCAACAAGCACGCGAACCATTATGGCGCGCTCAGTCTCAACCTCTTTCTTCTCACGGTCTTTCTTATACTGTTTGAGGATTTCAATAGCTCGTTCAGGATGTTTTTTCTCTAATTCATTACACGCAATACCCATACCGTTATTCTCGGAACTTAGCTTGCAATTATTGCAAGGCTTTCCTGTACACATTTCACCTTTAATCCTAATCGCTTCTTCCGCTGTCAGTTCATCCTCTACTAATCCCTCAAGCATTTCATCTGTCCACGCATAGTCATCTTCTACAACTTTGTAGCAACCATCATACACGTATGTAATCGTTACAATCTTTTTCTTTATCATTTCAGCAATTGCGTATAAACTGCCATACAACACCGATGTTTTTAAGTCACTTCTAACTTTTACCTTGTCTCCAACTTTGTATTTCATTTCGTGCCTCTCTTTCTCAGTTTTTCTAACAGATTCTTTCTCTTCTGTTTCTTCTCTTTCCATCGTCTCAGGTACTCAATCTGCGCCTGATCCTCTTTCTCTTGTCTGTTCATGGTCTTTATCCCTTGTACAGATTCGGAATCGGCATCCATGCTGTAACTCTGTACAGTGAGCATCCACCGTGTCCGTTTGAGTATTTATCCCACTCTAGATATCCATACTGTCTGTCAAGCCAGTACTTTTCTGTGTCCTCGTCAAATACTTGGATGTAGCATCCGATGCTGTAAGCTCTGTATCCGGATCCGCTCTTTGCCTCAAGTGTGAGTAATACATCTCTTTCGTATTCCGGAAGTCTTTCCGTCACTGGTATCCATCCACGCTCACTGTCAGCATCGTCAATCTTGCACATGCTCTCGACATACTTTCTGACAGTCTCTGTTGTGAGCAGAATCCCTTCATCCTTGCGATCAGGGTTCAGCTCATCCGCTCTTTCTCCCTTTAGTTCTTCCTCAGCTTCATTCAGCCATGAAAGAAACTCTTCTGCATCAATCGTTTTCCCCATCTCTTCTCCTTTCTCTTTTTGCAACATATTCTCCGTAGCTCATACCATGCTGCTTTTCTTCAGCTGCGACTCTTACTAATTCGCTTCGATACTTCGGTTCTTTTGCGCCTTTTACTTTCTTCGGTTTGGCTTGCTTTCGTTTCATTGCCAGTTCCTTTTTCTGTTCAGGACTCAAGGCTCTGTATCTCGCCTTTCCTCTCTCGCAGCACTGTCTTCGGCTTCTTTCTTCTCCGCAAGCCTTGCTACAACACTTCTTCCGGTTGCCGACTATCTCAAATTCTTTTCCACAGACTGAGCATACCGCCCAGCCTTTATTTGCTTCTGCCATTCTTAATCACCTTCCTAGCAACTTACTTTCCAGATCATCCATGTCATAATGCCGTCTCTCAAAGTTGTTATTGTTCTTCGTTGCTGGTTTCTTATCGTGCCGTTCATCATACTTTCCTTCAAGCACCTTTACAAAGTTATTCGGATTGATGAACCAATCGAAGTTCAGTGAGAACCTTGCATCTGTCTTTCCTTGAAGGAATTCACTCTGTTTGACCTTATCAACAGCTTGTATCACTTTCTCTTCTCCGAATTGCTCAAGTAAGGCAATCAGTGAAGTGCATCTCTTAGAACCCGGGTTGATGCGGTAAATCATTTTGATTCCGTAAGGCCCTAGCTGATTCCATGCATCGATGATGGATTGAATGCTATGCTGCTTTATAGATACGTTAGTATCTATATATTCTTTCATTCTTTCATTCTTTCTTTCTTGTTTGTGTTCCTTTGCTGTTCCTGTGCTGTCCCTACGCTGTTCCTTTGCTGTTCTTTTGCTGTCCTTTTGCTGTTCCTTTGGTAGGTCACAATCTTGATAAAACCCATAATTTACAATGGTTATAGCTGTTCTTTTGTTGTTCGCATTTCGTTCTATCATCTTTTGACTTTCTAAGAAGTTTAAAAAGAGTTTGACCTTCTTTCTTCCCCACCCCCAACGTTCCATTAATTTGAGTTCGGAAGTGATAAATGAACCTCTTTCAACCAGTTCTGTGCAGTTCCCTAACAGTACATTTTTGTCTCTGTGATTAGCAAGTAACAGTAGGTCAACCCACGCTTGTCCTTTGGTAAAAGGCTTGTCGCTCCACAGTTCATTGTCCAATAAATCCCTGTGAATCTTTATCCATCCTTGCATTGTGTTTCACGCTTTCTATGTACTTCCTTATGGCACTTCTTACACAAGGTGATCCCGTTACTGACTGTTGTTCTGAGCTTAGGATATCTTGCATAAGGTTTAATATGATGAACTTCCAACTTATCTGTTTCTCCACATATTTGGCATACATATCCGTCTCTTTCCAATACCGTTTTTCGGAATTTAGCGTACCCTTTCTCACTTCTGCTGTCTGAAAGAGCTGCGACCTCTGTTGGATCCAAGACAAGCTCTTTTGGAGTTATGCGGTAACACGCATTTTCTTTTCTAAGTGCGATAATCAGAGAGTCTTTATTCCCCTGGTTCTTATAAACTTCTATCAGATCAATCTTTCTTAATCTGGATAAGCATTTCTTAACTTCCTTTTTGTCTATCCCAAATGTTCCGGATATTTGGCTGATCGATGTTTTTAAAGAATTTGTTTCATCATCACTTCTGAGTAAAATGTCAATCAGTATAAGGAAAGTATGTGTACTTTCGTTTTTTAGTAGATTCTCAATATCTCTATTAATTTCTATGTACCCCTTTTTCATATAATTTCATCCAATCTTCCATTGTCATTGTGACCAGCCAATCCTTGTGATTCTTC